GGTGAAAAACCATTATCCTACGACACAAACGCAAATAGTTTATCGTCTCACGTTTTTGACGTAAAAGACCCTGGTTTTGCAAAGACTACATACGATACAGCATTGCTGTCCATGCCACATAACATTGCGTTAGAACGTGCTGGCGCCATGATTATGCAGACAAATAATGATTTGCGCGTATCCAACATGCACGTTTTAAATCAAGAAGTCCTTAAAAATCTTGGCGTGGCAGATTCTCAATCTGCTCATTTGTTTAGCGACTTACATGACGCTAGCGCACCTAGCAATTATGATCCTAGTGTGTATGCCGTTAACCAAGGCCGTGACGTTGGTAGCGTTGATATGCTACCTGAGCATGGCGGTGGACAACGCCCACTTGCTATCACTTACAGCCAGCGTTATCAAGGCGCCCTTCTAGATTTGAAAAAGACTCGCACCGCACTTCGCGAAGCCAAAGCCTATGGGGCTTTGTATTCGCCAGTTGACGACTTTTTTACCAAATATACCAATGTAATTTTTGCCCCATTGGCTCTTCTTTCACCTGCTTTTGGTATTCGTGTATCCACTGGTGAAGTTTTACAACAAGTTATGCGTCGTGGCTTGGTAAGTTATCTTGGACAACGTTTAGCCGCCAGCACGCTTAATTTGTCGGAAAAATATAAAAACTTTCACATTGACAAAATGGATGACGCGCTTACGCAAACCGATAAAAATGCCAAAGAAGCAGAATTGGCAACTGGCAAATCAGTTCCCGTAAAGTCTAATGAGATTACTAAAGAACTTGACGAGCGCATGTCTACGCTTGATAAGTTAAATAAACTCACTGATTCCAAGCAGGGCATTAATAATGCCATTGTTGGTTTGCAAGATAAGCGTTATCGTGTTATGCCATTTTCGTATATGGCGACCAGATTCAAAGAATCTAATCTTGGTTCCTACCTTGTAGACGACAAAATTAAATATATGATTGAACGTGCTGAGGAAACTGGCACATATCTTCCAACACCAGCAGTTTCTGCGGCGCACAATGCTAGCCAAGAACTTACGGCAGATGACCATGTAGATATTTTCCATAAACAAAAGGGACATGGCACGGTGCCTGGAGAAGAAATCCAAGGGCTGACAAGTACAGATCATACTTACGATAAGTATTGGGCTAAAAATATCAACAATGCTGCAGCCGATTTGGGGCAAAGGGATATAGCACGTGCGCTTATCAATGCACGTAAAAATCCTGAATTTGCAGCCTTGCCACTAAATGAACAGTTTGCTCGATTGGTAGATGGCCAAGCGGCCAATCTACGCAATCCGAACATGTACAAAGAGTATCGCGGGATTATGGATGGCTATACAAAGGCCGTTCCAGAGTCGTTTGCTAAAGCGCAAATTGACAACTTGCAAGGGCTTGTTCACGGCGCAGACAATACCATTAACATGGATATTGTCAACCGCATCGCCAAAAGCGAAACAATTTCCGAAAAGGAATTGAAGCAACTGCCTCAGATGTCCAAGCCAATCAAGGTTTTGGGTCGGTATGAAATGCCTACAATTTCCAAGGCCTTGCAACGAGTTGAGCAAATGGGATATTCTAAGTTTGTTACACCAGTCATGGACTGGATTTCTCGTCAACCTTTGTATAACGATTTTTACATGCGTGCACGTCAAAACAATCAAGCATTGCTTGATATGGGCTTGATGGATCGTAGTGAGGTTGTACGCTTATCTCAGATGCAGGCTACGCGAGATATGATTCCAGCGATTCACTCACCTGCTATTCGTAGCCAATGGGCTACAATGCACCGTAGTTTGCTACCGTTTTACTTCGCCCAAGAGCAGGCCATGCGCCGTACTGGTCGTTTGATTCTATCAAACCCACAGGCATTTCGTGATTTTCAGATCATCCAGCAGGGATTAAACAATCCTGGATTTGTGCATACAGATGCCAACGGCCAGAAGTACATCGTTTATCCTGGCCTTGGTGAGGCTGGCAATGCCATCATGCGTGGCTTAAATGCCATTGGGCTTAAACAATTTACTGGTTTACCATCATCAATTTCTGGTAATACATCTTCGCTTCTTAGCGTACTTCCAGAAATTAAACCACCAGGAATCAGCCCATTCTTAAACTTTGCATTGACTGATTTATCTAAGAAGTTTCCGTGGATGGATAAGGCTGTAAATGTAGCCAATGGTGGTTATCCATCACAGAACTTTATTGACACGTTTATGCCATCATCTACCATGCGTGACTTGTGGAATAGCATGAGCATGGATGATCGTGAGTCAACCGTTTACAACTCTAAGTTGTCTGCCATCATGGCGGCTTATTACCATGGTGATTTGCCAACCAATTTCACATCTTTGCCAGCGTTTCAACAGCAACAGATTCTTACCAAGATTGAGCATAACGCTCAAACAAACCTTATCATTAAAGGATTGTTTGCTTTCTTCTTGCCACTGGCTCCAACAGTCAGCAATGACTATTACGATAAGAATATGCAGACACTGCGCTCTGAGTATCTGAACCTGCTCAACCAGACGGATCCTACAACTGGTGCGAAGTACACAGCGCCTGCTGCGCTGAATAAGTTTATTGCCGATAATGGCGAGCGAGCATTATCCTATACGGTTGCCCGTACCACGTCTGGCACTGGTGGCGCTTACGCCCCATTGTCAGATTCTACCGTTACTTGGATTAACAATAACCAACCTATCCTGAATAACCCAAATTATTCAACTGCTGCGCCTTACCTTATCCCACAGGTAGCCGATAGCAAGGATGCACTGGCCGTTGAGAACAAGTTGCTCATTAACCACTTCCGCGCAAAGGTAACATCCAAAGACTTTATCAGCGCCTTGTACGTAAAGCAAGGATGGCAAGACTTGTCAGCGGATTACACCGCCTACCAGTCAGATATGAATAATCTTCGCGCTTCTGGCGACAAACAAGGCATGTACCAAGCCTCGCAAATTTGGAAGCAGATTACAGCAGATTATGGTCAAAGCAACCCAATCTGGTATGCGGATTACAACAACCCTACCAAGGTTGAGATGGCGCAAAAGGCCATCACCCAATTTACCGCAATGCAGGATAAGGGAATCTTGGCAGTATCACCGCAGGGTAAAAAGATTTCCGAGATTTTAGATAATTACAAGCAATACCATGCAGATTTGCTTGCCAACACTTACAACGGCAAGCACCTTCCAGGATACAGCGCAGCGCAAGATGCGTGGTATTCCTACATGGATAACTTGGCAGCATCCGATCCACAACTGGCTAGTGTCGTAACTGGCGTATTTAGAAGGGCAGTATAGTGACTACACCAACTACTCCGACTGTTACGGTTCCAGTAACTACATACGCTGCCATGAAAGCAGAAGCCACTGGTGCTGGTGCAAACATCTACGCCAACATGGTGACAAATACTGATACAAGTTACCTTACCCAAACTTCCCCTCAAGATATTGAGGCTCAGGTTAACGCAGCCATGCAATCCCTGGCTGGACGTAACGCTACAGCGCAAGAGATTCAACAGTACGGCCAAGAACTTCTAGCCGCCGAACGTGCCAACCAAGGCACCTATAAAGGCGTAACTGCTTATGGCCCAACTGGAAAACGCTCAGACGTTACTGGCACACAAACCACTACTGGCATTGACCCGCAGGGATTCTTGGCACAAATTATTTCAGGTAGCGCAGACGCGCAATCCTACAAGGCAGCGACGGGGTACTTCGACGGTATGACACAGGCGCTACAACAGATGAAGAGCATCTAATGGCTACTAAGAAAATAGATCCTAACAAGCCATTACCAGCAGACGCTTCGCTCCAAGAGCAAGTTGATTACTGGACTGCTCGCGTAAATGAACAAGGCACTGGCACACGTGGGCGTCTAGCACGTCAGTCACTTGAATTGGCGCAAACAGCCCTTGAGGAAGAACAAAAGACTGCCCACCCAAATCCTACCGCTACTGGTGGTGGAACAACTACCCCACAAAATTATGCAGCAGATAATACTCCTGCAACAAATCCTGCGACTGCCACACACACTCCAGATGTACAGCCAACCACCACTACAAGCACAAAGCCAAAGGCTACTGCTTCCACAAATTCGACTGGCCCAGCGTTAGGCGCTGGTCAATCTACCACAGGTGGTACATACAAGACTGTTAAGGGCGTTTTGAATTATCAAGACAATCCCTTTACTGGCGAGTATCAAGGCAAGTATTACTCCAATGGTAAGTTAGAGACACCCGCTCAAATCAAAGCCGACTTTATGTCGAAGTATGGCGAGCAAGCAAAGTTCATCGCGTCCGTACCAGAACTTAGTAATCTTCTCTCAACGGCTATTTCCCAGAACTGGGCGCCGACTCGTTGGACTACCGAGTTTGCTAATACTCAATGGGCGCAACAACATCCTGGCGATGGTGGCCTTGCCGAGATTAAGCGCATATCTGCGCCAGAGCAATATAACACAGATTACAATGCCGCCTATACAAAGGCCGTTACTCTCGCCAACCAACTTGGTGTAAAGTTAACGCCACAACAACTTGGCGCACAGGTAACAGATATCAAGCAAGCCCCTGGCACTGTAGATCAAAATGCCGTCAATTCTGGACAAGATGTAACCACATGGATTCTGCAACATCCTAACGCATCTGACCAACAGATTACGCAGTTCATGGCACAGCATGGCACCTTAGACCCACAGGCTAAAGGTGGAACGATTGCGGCACAATCTACGCAGTTGGCTCAACTTGCACAGCAATACGGCGTCTATGGGCAATACAGCCCAGACGGCAAAGATACAAGTTTCTTCGACAAGTATGCATTGAACATGGCGCAAGGTGCGGTTGGCTACGATGCCAACACAGCCGAGCAACAGTTCAAGACAGCGGCTATGAATACATACAAGCCATTTGCTGACCAGATTGCAGGCGGAGCCAAGGTATCAGACCTTGCCTCGCCTTACGTTAACACACTTTCAAGCCTGCTAGAAATTAACCCTGCCGACATTCAACTCGGCGCAACTACGGGTTACGGAGCAATGATTGGCAAAGCACTGATGGGTGATGGCGCAGCGCCAGTTGACCCATACACATTCGCAAGCCAAGTTCGCTCACAGCCAGAATGGCTTAATACTCAAAACGCTCATTCCACACTTCTCAGTGCTGGTAATCAGTTAATTGCAAAGATGGGATTCTAACCAATGGCTAACAATGCAAGTGCGCCAGATCCATCCCAGGTTACTTTCAATTCAGCAGTCGGCCCATCTTTGGCAGATTTGGCAGCACAAAATGCTGCATTATTGGCTTCGGCTCAGGCGGCAGGTGCCGCTAGTAAAGCAGCAACGGCTCAAGCATCTTCAAACCAAGCGGCAACTATAGCGGATAACACGGCACTTGCTAAAACACTTGGGGCTACAGTTGATCCTGCTACTGGCAAAATTACCCCACCATCTGGCGGATATACAGCCCCTGGTCTTGCTGCCGCAGCAGGATTATCTAGTAGTGGCTCATCAGGTACGTCAGATACAACAACAACAAATGCGGCGCAACAACTTAGCGCACTTTTATCTGGCTACGGTTTGACTGGGAACATTGGTGGCGGTATCACCGCCATGCTCGCTAGTGGCTTGGATATGACGACAGTTCTTAACATTATTGATTCGCCAAATCCATCTGCACAAATTGGCAGTCTTGGTCTTACGCCAAGTCAACTTAGCGCAGCCAATGGCCTTATCTCCGCATGGCAAACACGCTTCTCTGGCAATCAAGCCAGAATCTCCGCTGGCCTTAACCCACTAGATCCTGCTACCTACATTGCCAATGAGCAATCATATAAAACGGTAATGGCAATGGCTGGTATCCCAACTTCTAGCCCGCTTATGTCAACCGATTATCTTGGCAAACTTATGGGTACAGATGTGTCGCCAGCAGAAGTTCAGATGCGTGTGCAGGCTGCTACCAATGCAGTACAAAACGAAGATCCTCAAGTTTTGGCTCAACTGCAATCGCAGTTCGGCATGACTATGCCTACAATTCTTACCCACTTGCTTGATCCAGCGGTTGCAGCACCTTTGGTGCAGCAGGAATACAACGCCGCTACGATCGGCGCAGAAGCCGCTAGAGCAGGCGTTAACATAGCCTATGGAGCCACAGGCCCACTTAGCGCAATGGGACTGGCGGCCCAAGGGATTACCCAGTCACAGGCCAATCAAGGCTTTACCAGCATCGCGCAGCAACAAGCCGCTATGCAGTCCCTTGCAGGTCGTTATCAAGGCTACGGCAACGCAGAAGGCATTGGCCAGCAACTTGAAGCCTCAACCTTTAATACCGAAGGTGCAGCACAAGCACAGCAAAACCTTGAGCGTCTTAAGACCCAAGAAACATCAGCCTTCTCAGGCTCTGCTGGCGCTGCCACGGGCAGTCTAGGCGCGAAAGACATTAGCGGCCTTTCCTAAGAAATAGATTCCATCGCGGTTCACCAGCGCCGATGATGTGTATTCAGACTGGTAGTAGGAGCCAAACATTCTTCCCCTGGAATGTATTGCGGCCTGCGTCACACTAACAAGAAAGGGAGTGCCGAAATGGCAAACCAATACGAAGACGACGAAGACGACCTAGACACTGAAACTTCCCAACAGGAAGCGCCAGCCAATCTCCGCAAAGCCTTAAAGCGTGCAGAGAAGGAAAAGAAGGATCTTGCTGAACAACTTGCAAGTATTCAAGCAGACCTTCGCAGTCGTAGCGTCAAAGACGTACTGGCAACAAAAGGTGTACCAGACAAGGTAGCGAAGTTTATTCCTGCCGACATCTCAACACCAGAGCAAGTAGATGCTTGGCTTAACGAAAACGCCGATGTATTCGGATTTTCAAAGAGCGAAGCAGATGCTCCTGCCGATGAAGCAGTACAAGCGAATATCCGTTCGTACGACCGCATTAATGCGGCTACTCAGAATGTTAATAGTCCAACGAGAGATGCCGATTTATTGGCAAAACTCAATGGTGCTAAAGACATTAATGAACTTAACGCGATTACGGGTAATCCTACACAGCGTCGTCGGTAGCCCGACAACCTAACCCATTCGCCACAAACCTATAGAAAGAAGGTGACACATGGCAAACGCATATACAGACACATCGTCTGGCTCCCTCGGTACGTCCCTCGTACAGACAGCCTATGACCGATATGTCGAATTTGCTCTCCGTGCTGTTCCTCTCATCCGCGATGTCGCAGATAAGAAGCCAGTACAACAGGCTATGCCTGGTTCTTCAGTCGTATTCCAGATCTACACAGACTTGGCCGCAGCAACTGCCGTTCTCTCGGAAGATGTTGACCCAGATGCAGTAGCACTTGGAAACACAACCACAGTTTCCGTAACACTTAATGAATATGGAAACGCTTCACTTGCTACACGTAAGTTGGAGTTGTTCTCACTCTCAGACGTTGATCCTGCTATTGCAGATATCATCGCCTTCAACATGGCTGACTCTCTCGATATCAACGCTTTGACCGTTCTTGATGGCGGACCAAACGTAATCGCAGAAGTTGGTGGAAGCCTCGTTTCTACCTATGCCGCTTCATACACCAATGGTACAACCCAATCAAAGGTTACATCTACTGACGTATTCAAGTCACGCGATGTTCGTACCGCTGTCGCTAAGTTGCGTGCCAACAAGGCTGTCCCACGTCAGGGCGAATACTACTGGTGTGGTATCCACCCAGAAGTTTCATTCGACCTTCGCTCTGAGACTGGCTCTGGCGGATGGCGCGATGACCATAAGTATTCCGAGACAGGCGCTGCTGAATTCTGGCCAGGCACCATCGGAACTTACGAAGGCGCAATGTTCGTCGAGTCACCACGTCTGTTCAACGCAGCCGATGGTACTGGTTCCACAGGTTGGACAGGTACCTTTGGTGGTACTTCCTTCACCTATGGTACTGGTGGTACTCGCGTATTCCGTACATTGGTTGCTGGAAAGCAAGCATTGGCGGAAGCAGTTGCCGAAGAGCCACACGTTATCTTCGGACCAGTTGTTGATAAGTTGATGCGTTTCCGTCCTATTGGATGGTACGGCGTACTTGGATGGCAGCGTTATCGTGACGCTTCATTGGTACGTATCGAAAGCACATCTTCGATCCACAATACTTGATAAATAGTTGGTGGGGGTGGGCTTCGCGCTCACCCCTATCAACCCTCGAAAGGAATCTAATGCCATATACATTCTCCCCGCCAACGACCGAAGAAGGGCCTGCTGGGTTTGGAAGACTATTCTGGCGTTTTCGCATTGCACGTAGCAACACACTTTTAGTCTATGGCACAGCGGTTGTATCTGAGCGTACACCTGGCGTAGACGAAACAATCGCAGCCGACTACTGCTACCTCGGTGGGCATATCTACAATCTCAGCCCAACGGAAGTCACCATTCTTACAAATGCTGGTTATGGCGCTTACATAACTACCGTCGCTTAAGGAGCATCGTGAATCCAGGTAGATACAACATTACCGTTGTCAACGGTACTACATTCACACTAGCCCCACAGTGGCTTATCAATAATCTTCCAGTCAACCTCACTGGCTATAGCGCAGATATGCAAGTGCGCGATGTGAGCAATAACCTTATTGTGGAGTTATCCACAGCCAATGGCAAGATTGTGATTACACCAGCCCTTGGCACAATCACAATGACTCTTACCGCTACTCAAACATCTGCCGCGAATTTACCAGCAGGAGTATACACATACGGTCTAAATTTGACAGATTCTAATTCAAATGTCTACCAAATTCTCGCTGGTAACTTCTCCGTAACAGCAAGCGTGGTACAGTAATGTCCGTCACAGTTAACTCAATATCTACCGTACAGATTCCAACAACAACCAACGTCTATAACGTTGGTTCTACGCAACCGCTTATTATCGAACTAGGCCCTATCGGACCGCAAGGTATTCAAGGAGCGCAAGGTGTCACTGGACCATCTATCACAGGAAGCACGGGAAGCACTGGTGGCACAGGCGCTACTGGTGTTACAGGACCAACAGGCTCTACTGGAGCAGGCGTCACTGGAGCGACAGGATCCACAGGTTCTACTGGCACGACAGGTAGTACAGGAACAACTGGGCCTACTGGATCCACAGGGGCTACTGGAGTAACTGGTGCCACAGGATCTACGGGCGCGACTGGCTCAGGTGGCGCCGCGGGAGCGACAGGAAATACTGGCAGCACTGGTACGACTGGAACGACAGGGCCTACTGGCTCCACGGGAGCGACGGGTCTTACAGGAAATACGGGAAACACAGGCGCGACGGGCGTAGCAGGTCCAACTGGCAACACAGGAAACACTGGTAATACAGGGGCGGGCGTAGCGGGTAATACAGGCAACACTGGTGCTACGGGTAATACAGGTAACACTGGCAATACTGGTTCAACTGGTGCTGGATACTCGGGCGTTACTTCAACTTCTACCGTCACCCCCGCTAACAGCGGAACGATTACCCTCACCACAAACCAGCAAGGTGCATTTGCCACTGGCGATAGAGTCAGAGCAATCAATACCACATCTAACTATTTTGAAGGTGTAGTCACCATCACTGGTGGCACATCTTTCGCAATCCTTGCTGACTACAACGTAGGCACAGCATCGGCATCATCATGGACCGTCACCCTTGCGGGTGCAGTCGGTGTCACAGGCCCAACAGGAAATACTGGTAATACGGGAGCCACAGGTAATACTGGAAATACAGGTACGGGCGTTGCGGGAAATACTGGAAATACTGGTAATACAGGTAACACTGGCGCAGTAGGCAATACAGGAAATACGGGTAACACAGGCAATACTGGTAATACAGGAAATACTGGCGCTACTGGCACATGGGGCTATACAACCACCGCTACAGCCGCTGGTACAACAGTCCTTACTGTATCCTCTACTACACTTCAAGTATTTACTGGTTCAACTACTCAGACTGTTACATTGCCAGTCACTTCCACACTTACCCTTGGTCAATACTTTGTTATCGAAAATGATTCAACTGGTACTGTAACCGTCAACTCATCTGGTGCCAACCTAGTAGTTTCTGTTCCAGGTGGCGTAACGGTACGTGTCACATGTATCCTTACCAGCGGTACAACGGCAGCCTCATGGGCTGCAAGCGTTATGGGAGCCAAGGCTCTTACTGGTACAGCCAACGTAGTTCTTTCAACTTCTCCAACCGTAACTACTCCAACTATCGCAGCGCCTACACTGACAGATAGCACAGATACAACTAAGAAGTTAAACATCACCATGTCTGGCCAAACCACTGGTATTACTGGTGTTTTGGCATCGGCCTTTACAACGGCCAAGACATTAACCTTGCCAGATGCTACCGATACTTTGGTAGGTAAGGCAACCACAGACACGCTTACCAACAAGACACTTACTACACCTACGATCAATGGCGCAACACTTTCAGGTACGCTATCTGGCGCACATACCGTTTCTGGTGTGGCTACATTTTCAGCAGCACCTGTCATTGGTACCATCACCAACACTGGTACTTTGACCCTGCCAACGTCTACTGATACTTTGGTAGGTCGTGCCACAACAGACACGTTGACCAATAAGACGCTCACTGCGCCTATCAGCACACTGTCTATCAACAACCAGACGGGTACAACTTTTACGCCCGCTTTGTCAGACGCCGCATCGCTTGTCACTCTCAACAACGCATCAGCCATTTCGGTAACTATTCCAACTAACGGTTCTGTTGCTTATGCCACGGGTACGCAGTTGAACTTTGCCTGGATTACGGGCGCGGGTCAGCCTACGATTACAGCCGTCACCCCAGGTACGACTACGATCATATCCACAGGCGCTACGCCAGCAGGACCAAAACTTCGTGCTGTCAACTCTGTAGCCACTGCGCTAAAGATTGCTACCGACACCTGGCTCGTGACTGGCGATATAGCATAACGTATGATAGGATAGCGCTATGGTCAAGATAGCAGTTTACTCCATAGCCCTCAACGAAATCAAACACGTTGACCGTTACATGGAAGCCTGCAAGGGCGCAGATTACATCATAGTAGCAGACACAGGATCTACCGATGGTACGCCAGATAGGCTTAGGGAACTAGGCGCAACGGTGTACGACATCAGTATCAAGCCTTGGCGGTTTGATGCCGCTAGAAATGCGGCGCTGGCTTTGGTGCCAGCAGACGCAGATGTATGTGTCATCTTGGATTTAGACGAAGTTCCACAACCTGGATTCTTTGACAAAGTTCGCAAAGGTTGGAAGTCTGATGCAACCATCGGCTGGATTACGATGGATACAGGCCAGACCTGGCAACGAGATAGATTGCACAATCGCCATGGCTGGTACTGGAAGTATCCATGCCATGAGATTCAACTTTACTACGGCGATAGCGAACCAAAGATAGTTTCAATACTAGATGCGGTTATTAAGCACCAGCCAGATAACAGCAAGTCTCGCAAGCAGTACCTAGACATCTTGAAGTTATCCGTTAGGGAACATCCTGACGATCCGCGCATGTGGACATACATGTGTCGAGAGTATTACTTCAACGAGTTGTGGCAAGATGTTATTGACGCTGGCAAGCGCAAACTTGAACTTGGTGGCTGGGATGTCGAATCCGCAGCCGTCTGTAGATGGATGGGCGAATCGTATCATCAATTAGGCGATAGCGATAATGCCACGTTTTATTACAACAAGGGTGTAGAGATTCTTCCAACGGAAGGTGAGCCACACTATGGTGTGGCGATTGACGCCTACCGAAAGAAGGAATGGCAACGGTGTTTAGATGCCTCTCTTGCAGTTCTGGACTTGCCACGTTCAATCCACTACTGCTATGAATCTGCCATCTGGGATTGGAAAGCCTACGACTTTGCAGCCGTTAGTGCTAATAACCTTGGACATGTTGAAGAAGCGTTGACTTTTGCTAAAGAAGCCGCTAAGGCCAATGGCCCTGAACAAGAACGTATCGAGCGTAACATACAATTTTTGGAGAAGCATCTAAATGAGCGAATGCCAGCACGTGGGAAAAGTAATAAGTTGGGGACTAAACGAAAAGTATGATTCAATCCCTACAGCCTATGGCTGCATGAATTGTGACGCAGTAAGCGATAGACCTTTTATCATTGCCGAGATTCCATCGGAACATCAAAGCCACACTGAGTATGTAGACGGTTGCTTTGCCTGCAAGATTATGACGCTAGAACTTAACGCTGGCGATGCGGCACATACCAAGATGATGTCCAACAAGAAGTGGACTGGCGAACTTGATGCCTATGCCGAGGCTCGCTCACAGGGCATCCAACCAGCGGGTACAACCATGAAGGCAGTCAACGAGGCTAAGGCCGCAAGTGACAAACTAGGCGTTGCTTACAACGCAGAATCAATGCCAGCGGCAACAAAGATTACCAAGCAAACCGCTTCGGTGATGAAAGAAACGGGAGCAATCTAATGGCAGCAGCCAAAAAGGGCATGGGATTTGCGAAAGCACAAGCCCAGATCGCAAAGAAGTCTGGCGTACCTATGAAAAACGCAGGAGCGATTTTAGCCTCTGCTACTCGCAAGGCTTCACCAGCAGCAAAGAAAGCCAATTCAAACCTAAAGAAAGTTAAAGGAAAATAATATGTGCCTAAAATGCGGATGCGACAGATTTACCACTGGTACACCAACAGACATGGGTAAGTTAGATGGCAAGCCAACAAAGACACCATACGGGCAATACGAAGGCGTCGGCGGAACTAAGAATAAGTAAGTTCGATACCCCACGAAAGGATAAATAAATGGCTAACTATGGTGGCTTATCAACGGTGTATCACTTGAATCGTCTTGCTGGAACCATTGTCAATGGTGTACCACAATATGATTTTAACGGCGCCGCAATTAAGTGGGCCGATCTAGCAATTCCTGGCCATGGTACAACACGTGGTATTGACGCGCTTAACGCTATTTACGCAAACCGTAACGGTGGCAAGAATTATTATGAAGATACGCCTGGCGTATTAAACCTTCTTGCTGGTACCTATGGTATCGGTGAGGCAGAAGCGGCAGCGAGGATTGCATCGTGACGGCATTTATTGATGTTATTGGCGAGACACAGTTAGCCCTTACAGGCTACACTGGTATGCAAGACCAAGCGACGTATCTACCCAACTCCATGGGAGCGACAGATTTAACATTTGTCGTAAACGATGGTACAGTGTTAACGCGTGGTTTAGTTGAGATTGACGATGAACTAATCTGGGTGGATTCATTTGACCGTACTATAAATACGGCAACGATTCCTAGTTATGGTCGAGGTTTCCGAGATACGGTGGCAGTCCCGCACACCGCTGGTAGCCGTGTCACAGTCGCGCCTTCCTTTCCGCGATCTGTAATCCGACGGAACATCAACCTTGCTATTGATGGTGTCTACCCAGATTTGTTCGGCACTTATTATACCACCTTTCCTTTTCAAGCGGCAGTTACAACATACCCGCTTCCGCAGGAAGCGATTGACGTGCTAGGTATTTCCTGGCAGACCATCGGCCCATCTAAAGAATGGCTACCGATTCGCCACTACCGCATTGACCGTATGGCGAATCCTTTGACATGGAATACTGGAAAGACAGTATCTATCCGTGAAGGCATTATTCCTGGCCGTACTGTGATGGTTACATACACCAAGAAGCCAACCACCTTGCAATTTGACCAAGATGACTTTTCAACTGTCACTGGTCTACCCGACTCAGCCCGCGAAGTGATTGTGCTAGGAGCCGCTTATCGCTCCGCTATGTATCTTGACTTCGGACGGCTACCTGCTGTATCTGCTGAGGGTGATGCACTACGTACCAACGACCCAGTAGGAACTGCTGGCAATGTCGGACGAATGATTCAACAGCAATACCAACAACGTCTGCAAATTGAAGTACGACGCCTGCAAGAACAATACCCACCTAGAACGCACTACACAAGTTAGAGGACTTATATGACACGATATTACAGTGCGACTGCCGTAGACAACACTATCGCCTCTTCCATCACAAGTGGTGCTACCAGCATTACGCTTTCTGCTTTACCAGTGGGTTATCCCAATAGCGGCAATCCCTTTGTCCTTGCGTTAGATTACAACACTTCATCGGAAGAACTTGTCCTAGTGACAAGTTACTCTGGTTCGGTACTAACCGTCACTCGCGGGTTTAACGGCACAACGGCGCAAGCCCATAACACTGGCGCAACAGTGCGCCACGTTATTGTGGCGCAAGACTTGACAGATACGCAGACGCACTACAACACAGCCCTATCTGCTGGCGTACATGGCGTAACTGGTTCACTTGCTACGTTCTTGGGTACACCTACTTCTGCCAATCTTGCGGCTACCATTTCAGATGAAACTGGTACAGGCTCATTGGTATTCGGCACAGCGCCAAAGATTGCTCTTGGCATCAATGCTCAGACTGGTACAACCTACACCCTTGCAGCAGGCGATGCAGCCAACTTCGTTACCTGCTCTAATTCAGGTGGTATCACCGTAACAATCCCATCGGCTGTATTTACCGCAGGACAGCAGATCAGCGTACAGCAAACTGGTGCTGGACAAGTTACCTTTGCCAATGATGGCACATCGTCTTTTACTGGCACAGGAACAAAATTACGCGCTCAGTATTCCGCAGCAACTATCGTTTGCATTACTTCAAACACATTTACGATTGTAGGTGACATAGTCTAATGCCAATAGCGGGAATTATCGCCTCATCTAACCAACAGGCTAGAGCCTCATCGTTCTACCAAATCTCCCAACTATCTCCCTCTGCCGTTTCCACCGTCACCTTCTCTAGTATCCCTTCCACCTATAAATCCTTACAGGTGCGGTTTAACTTGGTGACAACTTCGGCAACCTTTGGTGAATTGCAATTCAACTCCGATACCTCAACGGCGAACTACGCCATGCATTACTTGTCAGGTTCAGGCTCGGCAACTTCTGCTGGCGGTACAGCCTCGGGCACTAATGGTTACATCAAGATGTTTCAAAACGCTACTGTCACGACTTATCCCTCTGTCGGAATCATTGACATTATTGACTACGCCAACGCTTCTAAAAATAAGACCGTTAAGACTTTGGTCGGTGCGAATAACAACACTTCAGCAGGTTCTATCGAAATTGACTCAGGCGTATGGCTCTCAACTTCTGCCATTACTTCTCTGACTTTTCTTGTCGGTGCTGGAACTTATACGGGCACCATAACCCTTTATGGAGCAAACTAAATGGCTACCGCAACCTATACACCTATCGCCACTCAGACTCTTGGCTCTGCAGCAAGCACAATTACTTTTTCATCTATTCCGCAAACCTACACAGATTTAAGAGTTGTTTTGACCAATATAACTTTATCTACTGCTAGTTCACTATATATGATTTACAACGGTTTAACAAGTGGATACGGGTTGATTAACTTAGGCAGTAATGGAAGTACTGCTACATCGGCATCTTTATCTTCTACTGGACAAATGCCTTTATCTTATATTGCTAATTTAGCAACGACTATTCCAAGCACGATAACAGTGGATATATTTTCTTATGCCAATTCAACTACTTTCAAGAGTTGCCTTGTTACAAATGCTCAAGACTATAATGGTTCGGGTGCAGTTGAAATGTTATCTGGCAGTAAAAACGCGACAACTGCCATAACCAGTTTAACTCTACAAGCAGGTGGTGGCGGCAATTTTAATACTGGAACAATCGCCACGTTATTCGGAATCTAGGGGTATCTAATGGCTAATCCAACCCTCACCCTAATCTCATCCCAGACCCTAGGCGGTACAACTGCCAGCGTAACTTTCTCCTCGATTCCTACCTCGTACAACGACTTGAAGTTGGTTGTAAGTGCGAGGGGGGATTCCGCAGCAGTTCCAGTTGCGGTAAAGATTGCGATCAACGGAGATTCGGCTACCAACTATTCCTACACAAATCTGCTCGGCAATTCATCAGCGGTTCCATCTACTAGAGCCTCAAGTGCCACCTCGGACTTGATAGCAAACATGGACGGCGCGAATGCTACTGCTTCAACTTTCGGAGCGTGGGAAATCTACATACCGAACTACAACTCAACGGGAAGCAAGCCGTTCTTTGGAATTGATGT